AGTGTTGATAGTAAGCAGGAAGCCATTTTTCACCTTACGAATTTCAATTGACTCAAACATTTGTGTTATCCTTTAGTTGTTGCGCGATACCGTATAATAGCAGAATGGCTGCTAAAAAGCAACCATTATGGCTCAATTTGTCAAACAATCTGAAGTGAGGTGCCGCATTCCGAACAGAATTTAGCGTTTGACTTGTTTAATTTACCACAAGTTACACATTCTTGCCGAGTCTTGACTGTAACTGGCGCTGCAATTGGAATCCCAACATCAGTTTCGCCCAAAATGCGCAGTACGATTACATGCTCTTGCGACTCGGTGACAAAATCAGACACTGAAATAAACTTTTGCTCACTAAGTGATCCCTGAACTGTGATCCCAACATCGTTCTGTGGCGCAGAATATGATGCAGTAGAGCATTGCGCAGAGTTTAAGTACCGCCCTGAATCATTATTGCTAAGTGTCTGTCCAACAATACCACCACTACGGAATGAAGCTGACCCGCCAATTCCCTTAGAGTAAATGTCATTGTTGCCAAATGTCCGGACCCCTGACGGGTAGAACAAAGTTGGATTTTGCTCATATACTTTCTCATACTTAAAACTAACACGGATGAGACCGTCTTCAGATTTTACCCCGCGATGTTTTTCAATGCCAGCAGTGCGTTCAATGAACTTGAACTTATTGCCCTTGGACATATCAGTGACAAAACGTTCCAAATCTATTTCTTGATTAGCGTTTACCACTAGCCCACCTGGAACCACATCAGTGCCATCAATGGTGATGGTAACAATTGCGCGTTTGGAGTTGAGATTTTTGAGCAGGATTGAATATTCCGACCCGAACGGTACATACACTGTGTCTTTAAACTCGCGAAGTACCTTACCATTAGCTTTGAGGCAGCAAACCATCTTAGATGTCATCATCATTTCGATTTCCTTAAACGGTACACAGAACAAGTACCGAAAATTCAGTTCTGTTGGGTGTTGCCTTATGCAACAATTTTATTTAGTAATAGTTGGCATAATGAAAAAATTTCTATGTATTTTAATTTTAATAAATACTTTACAGTTGTGGAGGCATAATGCAAAGCAACTGATTATTGACTGTAACCAGCTAGTATAAAGGCTACCCATCCGAAATGGTGGATCGCAAGCAATGAACCTACCCCCTCGGTTAAACCGAGGGCATGGTCGTCATTGTCACCGTGAGTTAGTTACTTTAATTGAAAACATTAAAGGAACTTCAAAATGAAAAAATCTCTTATCGCATTGGCTATCTTAGCCGTATCTAGCGCCGCAATGGCATGTGGCGGCCCAGGTGAAACATCCTGCACTGCAACTGGCCCTTCGTCCGTAACAGGATCTGGATCTGGCTATAACTCAGTAACCAGCAAATCTGTGACTTCTGCTTCAGTTGGCCCTGCTGCTGGTTCAAGCTATTCATATGCTGCCAACACATCTGCTGCCACCGCTGCTCTTGCAGTCACTGGCTCAGTGACCAACACCAATGTAAACTGTGATCCAGTCGTTGGTGGTGCTGTATCTGCGACTGGTGCAGTAACAACTAGCGGTTCGTCAATTGCATACAACGTATCTTCTGGCTCTGGTGCTGGTAGTGCATACGCTGGTGGTGATGCTAAGGCTGGTGTGCAGGCAAGTGCAGCATTCACATCAAGCAACGCTGCAAAAACCGCAACTGCTTCTGGTAGTGTAAGTGGTGCAGCTAACGCTGAAACCGCAACGTGGGCTAACGCAACAACTAACACTGGTGCATTTGATGCTGGTGCTGCTAACGCTGGGTTTGCATTGACCTCTTCTGCTAACGTAACTGCTATCGGTGAATGCACCGGCAAGGGTTGTGTACTTACTTCGGACAAAAAGACTGCTGACACATCAAGCATGTCGTATGCTTCTGTGACTGGTACAAATACAACTCCAGGCAAGGTAACTGTGGATGGTGTTGATCTTGCTCTTGGTACTGGTGGTGCTTACACAAACGCTACTGTAATCAATGCTACTGCTCAGTCTGCTGCTAATGTCACTCTTGGTGTAGTGGTTAAGCCTTAATTTTAAAAATTAAGGAGTGTAATCATGAAAAAAATTCTATTAGCAATGACATTGCTAGTGGCGGTAAGCGCGTTTGCGACTACTACTGCTAGCCAACAACAGCAAGGGCAGCAACAGGCATCTACTTCGGTGTCTGACGCTACTAATGCTGGCAATACGCAGGCGATCACGATCGAGGCATCAAATGTGCCTACTGAAACTACTGCCAATGTAAACTACGGCGGAACACAAACTGTGAAAAATGTGCCGTCCGTTAATGGACCTCCATTAACAACATCCAACGATACTTGTATGGGATCAACCTCAGGATCTCTTAACATTGCTGGGCTTGGTATTGGCGGTGGGACAACTTGGACGGACGACAACTGCAAAATGTTGAAGAACAGTCGTGAACTCTGGAACATGGGTATGAAGGCTGCGGCATTAGCGTTGATGTGTAATGATGACCTTAACCAAGACGCTCTGTTTATGACTGGGTACAAATGCCCACAATTAGCACGGAGAGAGGCTAAGTTGAAGTTTGAAGAGGAGTTGAGAACTACTCCAACATCTACTGTGCCTTCTGATCCTTATGTTCGCGCAAGGATGGGTCTTTCTCCACTGAAATAAGGAGAGCCTAAATGAAAAAGTTATTTTTAGCATTTGGGCTAGCCTTGTTGGTCCAGGCAGTGTTAGCACAACCAGTATCTATCATCAGAAATGAGTTAGGTTCTGGTCAACCTAACGCTACTGGATTAGAAAATGCCACTAAGTGGGACGACGACATTTACCACGCACCACAATACATGCCTGGTTATCCAACTGCGGCTACTTTGTATCCGCGTGTGATAAACGTCAAGTGTGTTGAGTCCGAGGTAGGGATAAAATGCGAGGGGTATAATTGGTTACCAGAAATGGGAAGGGGTGAGTATTTGATGATTCACCCAATCATAGTACCAGTCGTTAAACCCGAGCCTGTGCAGGAGACTGTAATTACGGTAATCCCAGTAAGGGAGTTTACACCGATTGTCATCAAGAAACCGGTTAAGAAAAAGAAGGTAGTCCAAAGAGTTTGCACTCAATGGAGCAAATAAGAAAAGGCGCATTAAGCGCCTTTTTTCATCATTGGTGTTTTTATTGTTCGGCAGTTGAAGCTTCACCAGGGCGTAACGTACGAGCTGCACCTGGCACAGTACCAATTGGTTGACCACCCGAGAAACCACCTCCGCCGACTTTCTTGTTGGACTTCCACTGAATGTCAGCTTCGTGTTGTGTCTTAGCGACCAACTTCATGTATTGCTTACGGTCAGTGCTTGATGCAAACCCAATCAATGCCCCAATCGTTTTTGTGCGTTTGGACATTTTTGTGCCCTTTGGGCACTTCAGTCTAGTTTCCAAGTTTACGCCAGGTACTTTGTTGCTGTTTTCAGTTGTCATGTTTTTTCCTTTAAAGTTTAGATGAAATTTTGGTGCCCCTCGACAGAGTCGAACTGCCGTATACGCGTTACAAGTGCGTCGTAATACCGTTATACGAGAAGGGCTATTTATTATGTTTGGAGCGGAATGGACCAGCATTTCACGGTCATTGATCGCTGGATGGCGACCGTTCTATTCTTAAACTACACCCGCATATTGTCTACACTTTTATTTATCGTGGGGCGATCAGCTCGCGAATTTTTTCTACTACCAAGTCCCACTGTGAAGTGAAAATGTGGCCACCAGTTTCTGTCACCGTGCAGCTCGCAACGGCGGGTAGTTCAGCCAGTGTCTGCTCGTAGGGTAGGACATCGTCATCCTTTGCCAAGAATAGATGGATTAGGTTGCTGTTTGTGTTGCCACGCAGGAACGCTTCGCGTTTTTCAAACTTTGTCGCGTATTTTTTCAGCACCGGTATCAGCACCCCAGTCTTGTAGTTAGGGACAAACTGCCCCGCCTTCTCCCAAATTATCTTGCTCGGTGACAAGCTCGGGTTCACCATCACGCAGGGTGCGTTCCATTGTTGAGCAAAATAATTCGCCCAAAATCCGCCCAGTGACGTGCCAGCGAAGATCAAGGGTGGTGGCGTTTCAAGCATCGTCTGTGTCACCAAGCCGTCAACCAGTTTTTCAACTGCATCTGGGTCAAGCGGAAGATCTGGTGCGAGCACGTTGTCTGCGCCAAACGCTAGCTTCAACGCATCGCTCTTGGGCCCAATCCCAGTGCTCGCAAACCCGTGTAGGTAGATTATTTTCATTTCTGTTTTCTTTCTTCCCGCCAGTTACTAACCACTGTAGGATCTATTGTAGTGAATCCTGTTTTAAGCAAGTAGAACAGTTCGTCATCGTCGTCGTTCAATGTTATTTCGTAGCAATCGCCATTAGAAATTCCGCCAAACGAGTTACATACAAATCTAGCTTTTTCACAGCCAGTCATTTTTGCTATAATATCTCCAACATGTTTTGAAATGCGCCAATCGTATTTAAAATCGGAGCTCACATCAACGTAGAAATCCTTCATGGCATGATCAGTTTCTAGTTTTATGGGCGTAGTTCAGTTTAACTTTACCAGCAGCGATCTCTAGTAGAGCAGTTACCCCCGATTTACTTTTGGTAGGGATTAGCGGTAACGCACCACGATTCAAGTCGCGTGTCCTTGCAGCAGCAACAATGATCATCTGAAAACGATTGCCGTCAAACACTTTCAGCGATTCCTCTACATCCTCTGCGATAAAGGAATCTACTTTTGCCTTATAGGGCTTGATAGCATCAGCTTGATACTTGAGGGGGGCTGGTTTCTTGAAGAGTGAGGTGATGTCTTTTGATTTCATGGGTAATCCTTTGTTAGAGACAGTATAGCAGGGAATGTGGCGGAAGTTAAGAGAAATGGTGGTGGAAGAGTAGGATCTCATCTCTACTCCTACCGACACCCACCAATGCCGAGCAACATTTTTAACGGTGTATGCTAGAACCGATCAGCATTATTAACGAAGTCTGATCCTCCGCTCGTGGATTATACAGTTCGAGAAAACTGTGAGAGAATCATATATTTATGTGTTCCCTGCCTTACCCGCATTGGCGAGTTTCAGGTTCAGCACAAAGTTTTCCACTGTGAGCTTAACTACGATTGATAGCATTGCCATATCGCGATCATCAGGGGCCATGCTCAAGTAGTTGTCAAGTACGCCAGTTGCCATCAGTGTGTACGCATCGTGCTCGTCAATCTCAAGCATGCCCCAATCTATTGGGTCAGCAGTCTCAATCTCTTCAGCAAGCAGTACCAGTTGTTCTACTAAGTTCACGCTATTCCCTCTGTTTGAAGTATTTAGCTACAGTCAAATTACTGCGTAAATTTTGCGGGTGAGATATAAATGACAACATTTTTTACATGCATTGCCTGTTATAATATAAATATGTTATTAAAAGAAAAAAAGTATGAGCAAAATAGCGATAAACGAGTTGGATATCATTTACATTAGCTACGACGAGCCAAATTGTGACGAGAATTGGGCAGATTTACAATCAAAGTTTCCGCACGCCAAAAGGGTGCATGGTATTACAGGTTTTGATTCTGCGCATAAGGCTGCCGCTGCAATGTCCGCATCTGACAGATTTATTACTATAGACGGTGATACTGTAGTTGATACTTCAATCGTCGATCAGATCATCGAAATTGACGGCGATATTTCCAACACTGTTTTTTCTTGGCCTAGCTTAAACTCAATTAATGGGTTATTATACGGAAATGGGGCAGTTAAATGTTGGACCAAAGAAGTGGTAGCAACCATGAAAACTCACGAAAATGCCGACCCAAATAATATTGGTTCTCAAGTTGACTTTTGCTGGGATATTCACTATGTAGGTTTGGACGAATGTTTTTCAACAACAGTTGTTAATAAGTCTCCGTTCCAAGCATGGAGAGCAGGATTCCGTGAGGGTGTAAAAATGTGCCTTAACCGTGGAGCAAAAGTAGCAGACTTAAAAGAGATAAGTTCAGGTAATGCCCGTAACTTACTGGTGTGGATGATGGTTGGTGCTGATGTTGAAAACGGTCTATGGGCTATTCTAGGTGCAAGGCAAGGGTGCCACTTAATGTATACAAGTAATTGGAATTACTTGCAAGTAAATGATTTTGCATACCTCACTAATATGTGGGATACACAAATTTCTAAATATTCTGAATCTAACGTATTAGAAGAAATTAATCAATATGGCATATTTCTTGGGCATAAACTACCAATACGAAATGTTCTTACAGCAGAGCAAAGCACTTTTTTTAAACAATTCAATGTCAACACTAAGAGGCAATTACCCAGTGTACACATAAAATCTGCAGACATATATGATATAGTAATGATAACGTATGGCGAAGCAGATGCTGAAAAAAACTGGGAAGCATTACATAGCAGATTTCCACGATCACTGAGAGTTGACGGGATTAAAGGAATTCATAATGCACATAAGGCGGCTGCCGCTTTATGTATTACTGACATGTTTTGGGTAGTTGACGGCGACGCAGTAATTCTCGACCAATTCGACTTCGATTATATAGTGCCAACCGCTAAGAAAGATTATGTTTACGTGTGGCGTGCAAAAAATCCGGTCAATGGGTTAATCTATGGGCACGGTGGAATTAAGTTGTTACCAAGAGCGTTGACCATAGAAGTTGATCCCAACACTCTTGATATGACTACTAATATTAGTAGTAAATATAAACCTGTAATGGAGTTAGCTAGTATAACTAACTTTGCCACTGATGAGTTTAGCACATGGCGAAGTGCTTTTCGAGAATGTTGTAAGTTAAACAATCAAATTATTAGCGGAAAAAGTTCAGATGAGACAATTGAAAGGTTACATGTTTGGACTACGCACTGCGGCTCACATAAATATGCAACCGCTTGTTTGACCGGAGCCATTGCAGGCAAAAAGTACAGTAAAGAAAACGCTAATGACATTAACTCACTGAGGCTAATCAATGATTTTAACTGGTTGCGTACTAAGTTTGAGAGTGATTTATGAGTAATTTTCAAAATATACCGTGGAATAATATAGTACGCTTCGGCCAGAAGAATATGCTGAATACTGATTTGTTTTCAGTAAGTTGGATCTTGGGAAGGTTTTGTAATTACAATTGTTCATACTGCTGGCCTTACGCTAGATCAAGCACAAATGATCATCTACCGCTTAAAGTATACAAAGATACAATTGATAGCATCAAACAACAAGCAAGAGCAAACGGGTTTACTCGGTTTCATTGGTCGTTCAGTGGCGGAGAGCCTACTGCATACAAGCAACTATTAGAATTAACAACATATTTAGACGACGGCGCAATAACTCCATATCAAAGTGTACACATGACCACTAACCTGAGTCCGGGAATTAAATGGTGGAAAAGATGGGCAAACTCTACTAGTTTGCTTGCTCGACGAAGTATCACAGCATCGTACCATGCTGAATTTGCAAAGGAAATAGAGTTTGGAGATAAACTTGTCCAGCTAATTGATGATGGAGTGCATGTTACTGTTAACCAAGTAATGGTTCCAGAATTCTTTTATGAATATTATGCAAGGCTTGAACGTTTTGCTCGCCGTGGCATAAATGTTACCATTAAACCGCAAAGCGATCCTACCGCAAGTATGGTCGTCAGCGGATATACTAAGGAAATGATTGATATAATGCAAACAGGTTTCCCCCAATCAGCATTTGGTGAAGAAATTTATCAAATATCGTTATTTGATAAATATGGTAAAGAGTATGACTTTGACCAAGCCGAACGATTTAATGCATTTGGATTTAACAAGTTTCAAGGCTGGGGGTGCAATAGCGGATATCAAAGTGTTATAATTAGATCCAATGAAGTAAAGCGTAGTTATAGTTGCCACGATGAAATACTCGGTACATTAGACAACGGCTTCCAATTATTCAAAGAACCTAAAAAATGTACAACTCCATCGTGTGTTAGTTCATCTGACAGCAAAATACCAAAATCCAAATGTACAAACTAAGTGAAATTAAATCCATCCATATAGAGCTAACATCTAAGTGTCAAGCAAGGTGTCCTATGTGCCCGAGGAGGATTAGCGGCGGCATAGTAAATCCATTAATAAATATCCAAGAGATTGACCTACCTACATTTCAGCAATGGTTTCCTGAATCATTTTTACGTCAATTAGACAGCATTTTTATGTGTGGAAATTTAGGAGACCCAATCATTGCTAAAGATTGTGCAAAAATATGCAAGTACATACGAAAAATAAATGAGAGCATACAGTTAAGAATACACACCAATGGAAGTGCTAGGTCAAGTAATTTTTGGAAAGACCTTGCTAAATCCAAAGTTAACGTAACGTTTGGAATTGACGGATTGAATGATACTCATGCCCTATATAGGATAGGAACTGACTTTGACAAAATAATGGGTAATTCGAAAGAATTTATTGACGCTGGTGGTGTTGCTGAATGGCACATGCTCGTATTTAAGCATAACGAGCACCAAGTTGATGCATGTAGGTCATTATCCAACGATTTAGGGTTTTCAACATTTCAAGCAAAGCATACGAGTAGATTTACAGAATCAAGTTGGCCAGTAATTAACGATACGGGCAAAACAACACACGTTCTTATTCCAACAGATCTTAGTAAGAGCCTGTCAGAGAAAGTAAAGGCGCTGAGCCCGCAGTCTACAGAAATTAGATGCAAAGCACTGCATAACAAAGAATTTTATATAGCGGCAGATGGCACTATAAGCCCATGCTGTTGGCTAGACTTTAGTTGGGTACTTCCCAATCAAATTAGGCGCATAAACTATATGGATAATGTGGGGATTTTTCCTAACCTAAATAAGTCGTCGTTGAATGAGATATTCAGCAGTAATTATTTTCAAACAATTGAAGACACATGGGCCATAAAACCACTTAGTGAATGCTCGCGCCAATGCGGCAAATTTGATAAACTGAGAGAACAATTTGTTAATTGATACTGATCATTTACATTTCTGGATGCAAGCAATACGTCAAAGTCCAGACCCTGTTAGGACTATGGATGCATTTTGGCAAGGCCAAATTAAGAGCAAAGAGTGGCTTATTGACCACTTAGTTCCGTTTATTAGCAAACAGGTATGCATAGACATTTGTGGAGGGTGGGTAGGTGTTCTGCCAAGCATGTTATTCCAAAGTGAAATACCTATAGCAAGTATTCGCAGCATAGATATTGATCCTTCATGTAAAGATATCGCTAATCTTATGAATCGAGCAGAAGAGATTGCAGGAAGATTTCAAGCAATTACTGCTGATATGTGCGACATTCAAAGTTCCGCTGACATAATAGTTAATACGAGTTGCGAACATATAACGCAAGATGATTATTTTAAATGGCTTAGTAAATTGCCAGAAAAGTCGTTGCTTGTATTGCAAAGTAACGATTATAAAATTCAAGAGCACATAAGAACAGCCGCATCAATAGACGAATTTATTAATCAATGTGGGATAAATATTTTGTGGTCAGGTAAGCTACCACTGCAAAACTATACACGATTTATGATTATTGGTATCAAGCAATATAACTGAAATAGAGAGAACACAATGGAATTTAAATTAGTAGAGTGGAGTGAGCAGTTAGACCTTACTGAGTTTTATAACGAGGCCGCTGCGCGTGGCTTTGTAAATAATTCATCACAAAAAGCAATGATAGACTGTTTCAAAAACGAGGGAGAATTTAAAGCATGGATTTTATATCACGGCGATAAAGCAGTAGGTAGTGGTGCGGCACATTCTTTCAATGATGTCATGGGCTCCAATACTTACAGAATAGGTGCAAGGACATGCACATTTGCAGAAGCAAGGCCAGCACATATAGGTACTTTAAATCAAGTTGTTTCACAGCACCAGACTCTAACGGCACAATTTTTTATCCCCAAGCATATTGAATGGGTTGCCAACCGTGGTAATGTATATGTCACAAGTCACGATAGCAGTGCGGCATCACATAGAAAAGTTCATAGGACCTATTTTCCAGCATTGGCAAAAATAGGCACTTTGACATACATTCGTGATGTAATGTATAGAGGATCTATGCAGTCAGTTTGGCAACTCCACCCTGATGTATTTTTGGATCAACTTAGCAAATCCAAAAGGTGGTAAATGACTAACTCTGAAATACTAAATTTGTTGGTGTCAAATGTTGAAAATCATTGTGAAGCAAAGGCGAGAGAGTTTCATAACGGCTTAGAAGTTAATAAGCCAACATACGATTACGTGTGGGGAAAGACTGACCAGGGATATATAATTTATAGTAGTCATAGCAGTGTATTTTTAGATCCAGTTACTGGTATGGCGCATAAAATAAGTCAATGGTGGGATTCGCTTGACATCAAAAAACATCAATTACTACATAAATTATGCAATAATTGCAGAGTAGAAATTCCGATTTCATGCAATATCGTACGTGTAAAAAATGAAAATTGGGAGCATAAAATTGTGCAGCGGCCAAATAAAGAATTAGGATTAGAGTATGCAAGCTATATTTTATCTGCAGGGAATGACTCTCAATATTTTAACGAATACATTACTGAGGCAACAACAATCCTACGGCATATGAATACAGTCGTTTCAGAGTTAGGCGATGGACTGCCGGAAGTGCAAATGAGGCCAACAAAATTATTAAGGGACAGTGTTGGATATTTTTGGATAGATTTTAAAAGATGGAATGTTCCACAGCACATTTATATTAAGAAGAATTTAGAATGTTTCAGTAGTACACTTCGAGTTTGGAATCATAATTTTCCTAATAGGATAAATGTTCCAACACTATTAGGGAGGGCAGCAAACGAATGGGCAGCAATCCAAGGCTTTTAACGTACTATGTGTACGATGCTGATAACAAGTTAGTTGTAACACATAAAGTTTATAGTCAATGGGCAAACGTAATTATTGACATTTATCTTAAATGGCACAAGAATGAGTGCCCATATACCCTTTACCTTGAGCTAAATGGGAAACGTATTAAAATTAGACAAAATGAATTTAAATTATAAACAATTATGCATTGATAAAATCATCAACTGGACAATTGACAGCGCAAATGAGTATCATAACAATACAGCATTCCCAGTAGGTAAGAAAAATAACAAATCGTTGTTTGAAGATACTGCCAACTATTATTGTACTTGGCGTGATAGTAACTGTGTAATAGTAGATAAAGAAACTGCAAAGGTATATAAATTATGTACTCAACACATGTATTATAAAAATGATTGGGAAAAATATGTAGCGTTACATACAATAGGGTGTATAACTGGGGTGAGGACAGATGTGCCGTTACATCATGAATTCTTGGAATATTTTAATCCACATGCAAATAACTTGGAAACATGGGAATACAGTATTGTGCAAAGACCAAACGCTGAATTAGGTAGATTTTTTATAGAAGATGTACTGTCCGGAAGCATTACAGACGATTATTTTATACAATTTGTTGATGATAGTTTTATACTACTGCATGCCATAAAGCAGGTTAACGATATATTCAATTCAGGCGTCCCAAGCAATGTGAGTATTTTCCGAAGAATACATGACAGTGTTGGTCCGTTTTGGATAGATTGTAAACGATGGAAATATTCATACGAGCAGCAACATGCGCGGTTTATTAAAATGATAAGTTTAAATATAGACGCAGTGCAAAGTAATGCACTATCTAAAGTTAATAAGGACATTATACTAAATTATGCCAACACAAAACTCAAACCATTATTTAACTGATGACCGTATGATTAGGTATCGAGTGTACAAAGACGGGGTGTTAATGATCGAGCACGAGATATACAGTCAATGGGTCAGTATTGTCAATGACATATATGTGACTTGGCACAGCAGGCCAAGTCCACATACAATTGAAATTTTAGTAAACGGCAAATGGATTAGTTTAAATCGTGTCTACAACTAGATGTGATAGTTCTGGAAAAACTGTTGAGAATGAAGTTTTGCGTATGCTGTCTAAATTATTGATGTATTCACGAAATGCCGGTAAACTGCTTGACTGATCTTTGCTATGCATAAAATCTAATAGCGCCTGATACCGAAACCATCCGTACGGATTTTCGTTCCAAAAATATGAATCTTTTGTGTAGTTATCATATAACCATGACTTGAGCTCCATAAACTTTTCAGTTACTTCATTTTTATCTTTCTCAGGCAGCATTCGCAAACTTAAAAACGTAGGCATATACAATAGGTGCATGTTAATTAAGCCACCGCCTATCTTATTGCCATCCTCTAACACCTCGTTGTTGATTTTTTTAAATTTTTGCCCTACTTTCCATTTAATAAATTCTGGAATATGCTTTATATTCAAAACCTGTACTGCGCAAGCAATACTAACTGAAATGTTGTCGGGGGTATTATCCAATCTATGCAAATTTTTCTCAACAGTGGCCCATTCTGTAGGATACCGTATGTAATTATTTCTGTCACCAGCTGCATCTAAACTGAAACCGAATCTTACGCTTCTAAATTTCTCCCATTTCTTTATTACATCTTCAGAAATAAGTATGCCATTACTGTTATATCGTAATTGAATTTGTGAACTATATCCTGATTCTATCATAGTATCAATAAACTTAGTATGCTCTTTAATCATCAACGGTTCACCGCCAGCAAAATACACTTGTCTTAAATTCGGAATTTGATCAGTTATTTCTTTCCAAAAAACTGGGTTTTCATACCAAGTATTGTTGAAAGTATCCTCATCCCACGAAATCTGTTTTTTAATTTCTTCATTCTTAGTGATGGGAATAATTTTTTTATAGTCTGCAACCCACTTGCTTGAATCATTGGGGCTGCACATAACACATTTTAAATTACACGTATGCCCCAATCTTAAATCTAAATATCTAAGTTTTTCAGGAATAACTCCTTCATTTGTATTTTCAACTAACTCAGGTATGTTCATACCGTCATTTATCCAAAACATTGTTTCCCATAGGCGCTTGCTGCTAACACCATTATCTTCTTCAATGAAGCATTTAGAACAACTTTTAGGTATATTTCCTTCAAGCATGGTAGTACGGACATCTTTCATGTAGGTATTATTCCATGCGCTTAATGGCGTTTCTTTGCCGAAATTAGCAGGGGTGCCTGATTCATTTTTAACTAATCCTATAGTTGGATTAGTTCCTGCGCCACTGGCGTTAGATCCACAACATAACCGCATATCACCATTTGGTCGAGTCGCAAAATGTATCCAGGGCAATATACAAAATGTTTTACTTCCTGAAAGTTCGGAAATTTTAGATTGCCAATTGTTTAGTTTGTTAGTCATACTATATTTACATTTCCTGAGGTATCTCACAAATAATTTCTATCATTTTGTGCGGTATAAATAAAATATAAAGGGACCGTTATGTTCATACAAAAAACAGATATAAGAGTTGATCTCGCCGCACTAAGAAAAAGCATTGCTGAGGATAGTCCTAAATGGGACTTACGTAAGGGTAGAATCTGCATCAATAGTCCTGATCCTGCCCAAGAGTTTAACAGCATAGGAAGGGAGTTGATATACCAAGAGTTTAAGTATGTGTCAACTCCGTTTAAGAACACAGTTTGGGAAGATACATTAAATCTTATTCCAGGAAAAAAAACAAGAGCAAGAATAATGATGATGCCGTGGCATAGTGTATTATCAATGCACCGAGATATTGAAAGACGGTATCATATCGCTATCAATACAGACCCTGCATGCATATTTTACAATTACGAAGAACAAAAAGGTTATCATATTCCCGCAGACGGATACCTTTATTTGGTCGACACAAAACAAATACATACATTTATGAACTGTACAAAGACTCTTACTAGAACCCACTTAGTGGTAGGTGAATATGTATAATACTCAATGCGAAATAATTTTAGATAGCAACATATCGTCTATAGGTGACGTTGACTGGTGGAGGCGTGATGCTCTATATAAACTAATTGTCGATAATATCGGAACTCACATTAGGGAAATTATTCCGATAACATGCGTTAAATATCAAATTATGTGGACTGACGAAGATTGCTACGGTCAATTTATTGATTCAGCGGACTACAAATTTGTTGCAAATAAACTAGATAAAGATTATCAAGTAAAAATAGCTTGGACTACGCAATCTTAAATCTTTTCAGTCTCGTCACCGTAATCAAAATAGTTTATCATTAAACATCTCCTGACAGTTGCGAAGTAATATGGTTCATACCCGTGCATGGTGTCGGCAGCTGGGTTAAAAAAGATACAACGATTGTCAATTGCTTCCACATTGTGGGATATATTTACTCCCTCAGTGTCGTATATAGTAGTGCCCGGATAATGTTCACCAGAATCTGTATATACTAACACAGTTAATTTCTTATTAATTAAATCTGGGTGTGGCTCTAAATAAAAATGACCTATGTCGCTAATTACTTCCATTCGTAAATAATTTCCGCTATAGTTTTTATTGGTAGCTTGTTCAAAAAAACTGCGAGTTGCCCCACATTTTAAACTGTCGTACAACTTTTCTAATTCTGGATAGTTTTGTTTATTTTTACTCGTAATAAACAATCGAGAATCTTGCGCGCCGATTCGTTTACCACTACATATTTGAGGAGTTTTATGCTCAATGGATTTTAATTCCGTGAGTATATCAATATCTAAAAAATCATCAACTACGTAATGTGTCCATGGCTCATTAATTGTATGTAAAGATTGCATTGTAATCCTCTTAGTTAACTGTTATTGGTTTGCCACTGTTATTTCTAACAGCCTGTGATTTTTGTTGAACGTTCCGAGTGCGAGTAATATGTACTCAAATGCATTGTTATACCCTATCGAGGTACCCTCACTCTCTTCGCGAGACAAAAATCCAAAATCAATGCAAATAACTTTGCATGTATTAATCCTACCTAGTTGTTTACTTGCCTCGTTAAGAGCAGTTTTTTGAATAGCATATGAAAACGATTTATTTACATTGCAAAAATCCTTTGCATGACTACCTATGTTAATAATCATTTTAGGTGAGTGCGCCCACTTTTTGTGCAACTCATATAATATTTCAGTTTGAAAGAATTTATAGTGTGCGTTATTAATGAACACATCACAGTCTGAAGATAAATTTATAATTTTGTATCTATCGTCTCCGTTCGAGATATCAAACCCGTTCGACTTGCTAAATCCAACAATAGTATGATTAAGGGCAGCAAGAGTCTCGTTTATATATTTTCCAAATCCATGCGTATGGCCTGTAATACTAATTCTCATATTAATCCTAAATATTTCGTTGTTCACTGTGATCCGTAAAGATACGTTCTCTATGCCATTCACTTGCCATTGGGCTTGTAGCAAAGTCATGAAAGCAAGGAGTGCCTAATGTGAAATGGAGCAGCTTTGCATCTTGATTATAACCAAATTCATCGGCCAGCCAATTCCATTCTATAGGTAGTTCACCTATTTCATCATCAGTTAACCAAGTAAATCTATGTAATATTGCCCCAGATGATTCTTGTACAAACAATGGCGTTACTGAATGATTTAATTCATGACTACAATTCCACAGTATTACTGAACTCCAATTTTTGCGTGGAAAATCTTCATTTTTTGCATCTAAATATTTTTTTGAAAGTATAGTGCGATAATTATGCTGTACTACTTGCACTGCCTTGGACTGATCTCGTAAATCCCATAATTTTGAAATATCGTCCCTAATTATCATATCTCCATCTAAGAATATTGCCCATCCATTATAATCCATAAGATGTGGGACAAGAAACCTGCTGTAGATAAATTGATTGCTGCCGTCATTATGAGTTTCAGTATATTCAGATAAATTTTGTAGCGCAAGAGGGGTTATCGAAACAGGTCGCGAAGAGTTTCGAATAATGCTGTTCACACAAGTATGGTAAGCAATTGCTTCACGAGGATCGTATCCAATAAAAATTTTAATCATATATTTTAAGTAGCATATTTAGTCGATTATACACTTGTTATTTAACATTTAATAGTTATTTGAGTAGAGTCAATTGTTGCCGGTATCAATAAAATTATTTTTTTCAAACGCCCATTTGCGTTCAATACAATTATAGCAGTGCCCACAGCGATTAATGTGAATGTCTCGTCTAGCACACGAATGTGACAAATTAATTATATCAGTTAACTGATTATCTATGGCGAATTTCACAATTTCATTTTTACATGTGGCTGCCCATGGCACATGTAAAATATTCGTGAACTCTGGCGGCACTGCAAGACGAATTGGCGAGATAGACGACACTAATTCGGTCGGCACATCAGTGCTTCCTGAAAATGCAATATCCACTTTATTGTTTAATACCTCATTTATCATACTACTATGAATGGGAGTATTAGACGAGGATATTTCGATATGAGGTATTTTTACGCCGAATCGATGTGAAATATGTTTAATGATACGATCTGAATGCTCGTTAGCATTGTCCCCAGTTGGGACAGTCATTGCTATAATTTCATGTATTGATGCCTTTTGAATATTCTCGCTGATCAGCAAGTATAGTAAAACTGCACTGTCAAATCCGCCACTAACCATTACCCCAATTTTTTTGGGTGTGTCTGGTAAAAAATCTTTAGTTTTCATTACGTATTTAGTGTGATGCACTAAGCGGTTAAAATATGCGTAATTAACTTGATATCATAAATCCAGGTTGGCATACCCATGTATTGAAAACATCATTAATCTCAAGCATGCCCCAATCTATTGGGTCAGCAGTCTCAATCTCTTCAGCAAGCAGTACCAGTTGTTCTACTAAGTTCACGCTATTCCCTCTGTTTGAAGTATTTAGCTACAGTTTCATCGTCAGTTAAGTTTTCTTCGTATTGCCGCTCTTGCTCTTGAAACAGTTTCCAATCATCGTCGTCATCTAGTAGACCAAGCTCGAATAATATTCGATGGTGTTCGCTATCGTCGTCTATTATTTTGTTTTTCATATTATGAGTATTTAGCCGCGATGCGTTAACTATTGTTGAAGTTAACCTAGCCTCTCTGCCACAGAGAAAGGTGGGCTGTTAAAGATGGTGGTTCCTGTAGGTTCTGCCCCTACGAATCGACCGTATGAAAGTCGCGGTTTACTAATTAGCCTAAGGAACCATGTTAAAAGTGCATAACACCATATCTAAACATACTAGAGGAATCGAACCTCTGCGCGGTGATCAAACCGCAAGCTCCAAGCGACATTGATCAGATGGTAGTATGTTTAGATATGGTAGGGCAGTCCGGTACCTCCCCGGATTAGCCGGTTTAAAAGACCGGTACTTCAATTTAAAGTTTCAACCCCGTTATATGGTCCACGCC